TACCGTATTTACCAGTGACAATGACCTTACCAGTCATGGCACCGTTGACTCGTGTAGTTTGCTCAATGGTGACTGAACTATCAGAAGACACGATGCTACAAGATTCTCCGCCCTTTACTGGTCGCATACTGGTGACCTTTACTACCCCGCTACCAAGGTCGGAGTTAGCAGTAGCAAAGAACTCATTGTTGACAGCAACATTAGAAGTAGAACCTTCAAGAGTAAACGATGGTGAAAATTCTACTGCTGCTTTGCTGACACGGTCTTCTTTGTTGATGAGGTCGGCAAGGTTCTGAGCAGTGGTTGTAGCGTCGAAGTCAGCACGCCACTCACCTGTCCCTGTGCCGTTCTTCAAGAGGGCGACACTACCATTGCCGGGAGAAAAGGCAATATAGCCGTCGATGGAACGAACATCGGCTGGAATCTTGATGCGAGCCTCAGCAGCACCAATCTCACGATAATCATCACCTTGCCATAATTCAAGGCGTAAAATTTGCTGAACATTCCTAAACAATAAGGGGGTAGTACCCACATAATCAGTATAATATCGCCTTCTGTATGGCTTATATGTATCAAAATTGATGTACTCAGCAGTCACAAGATAAGGTCGCCAAGCGTTGTGAGTGATGTTGTCAATCTTATCTTGAACTTCACGAATACGAGCCTGCACGATTGCCTTCGTGACTCCTCTTTGCCTTCCAACTTTAGCGTTAGTGAAAGAGGACAAATTCTGAACTTCTGCATTGTCGGCTACTTGGAAGTCAGCAGCAGTTATAGTATCAGTAAATTCTAATTTTACCCCATTAGCACCCCCATTAGTGATAGCGGTAATCTCACGCTCGATACCAAGCGGATTAGCGTCACTATAGATGAGGATAGTATCTCCAACTTCTGTTCCACATCTACGGTAATCTTCACCTGTAATGTAGACTCCGTCACTGTCAGAATCAGATGCCACTGTGACTGGCTCTTGAGGACCTATACCGAGATAATCAGCAACTTTCTGAGGGGTAGTATATACTGTAGCCGTTGGGTCAAGAGGTCGTGTTTCACCTTCGCCGGGACTGAAAACAACTGGCATTACTCTCTCGCCTCCTCACTGCGTTTTACAAGATTGTATTCCATTGGTCGTTGACATGAGCCACAAAGTTCACGCCACAGGAAGTGAAGCATCCCGCAGTGTTTACAGCGAGTGCCTGAACCTATGTTCATGACATCTGCTGCTTCGCTATTACGATTACGCTGTTGTCTAACTATGCCCTTCAAAGGATTTTCAGGGTCAACGAATGCTGATTTGTCAAGTGATACATCTGAGCGAATGCCTTGTTTTTGAAATCGACTTATGTCATCGAAGTCAATCTTTGATATATCGAAGCCCATACATTTCCCTCACGCTCATGTAGTAGACACGATAAGAAATACATTTCCAAGAATCATGACTGGGTCAACAGCAATAATAGTATTCGCACCCTCAGCAGCAGCAACATCAGCCGTCATAGTCGATGACAGCGTAGAAGTGTCACTGAAATCTTTCGGTGAATACGGTCCAACTACCACAGTGGTCGTAGCCATTAGTCATCACCTCAAGAGCGACGACCTATTACAAACCATGTTCCGCCGACTACCGAAGGACCTGCTTCTGCTGCTGTGATTGTTAAAGTAGTACCACTAACGGTTGCTACATCACTCGCCTCTATTGTGACAAGGCTTGCACTGGCACCTGCTTCGGGTAGAGCCACTGAACTTGTAGCAGTAGGTGTCACTGCTGCAAAGTCTATGCTTGACAAAAGCGAACTTAAGTCAATTTCTTCAGGACCTGCACCCGATGTGTATGTGCCTGTGATTATCATTCTGTCTCCGAAATATGTCGGTCTGTTATCTATTGTATTTGCCATAATTATTCATCTCCTTCTTCTAATTCTTCAAGATTGTCTGCTACCATCTCTTCTGTTTCTGCGACTCCGTCAGGACTCATAACAGTTGCGACGATTTCGAGTAATTGTGTTTTAGTTGCATAACCCGATGGTTTTAGATTGTAAGAAGCCAGCCACTTTTGAATGTCTTTTTTACTCCAACCCGAATCAGGGATGCCATCTTCACCATGGTCGATAGTACGCTCATCTGCCTCGGCTTTAGTCCAACCTTCAATTCTGAAATTTTCAGCATCGAGGCGTGGTGCGAAATAGTCCAACCATGCAGAAGTTACTTCTACAGGTCGGTTTTGTTCCCAGTCACGCATGGTTGGGTCTGTCGCACGACGAACATGTGAACGCCCAATGTATGTCACTGTAGGCACTTAAAGCACCTCACGAGTAAAATACTAAAAGTTGACCACTGGTGACTGCACCTGTTGCTTCTAAAGTGATAACTTTACCACTGAATGAAAGTCCTGCGGTTTGAGCATTGTTTGCAGTAAATGAAGTCAAAAATGCTCCAGTAATTGCACTGATACCGCCAGCGAGAGTGACTGTATTACTGTCAGCGATATTCGCCAATGTCACTATAGCCATCTTTGGTGCTGCGTCATATCCATTTGCTCCATCGCTGTTAGAAGCGTTGAATGTACCCGGACCACCGCCCGGATATGATACATCTGCTGCCCCATCTTGCCACTCAGTGGTGTCTTGCGACCCTGCTCTAAGTTCCCATGCTCCGGTGACTGTTGCTGTTAAAGTGCCACCTGCTGCTGTTGCTGTTAATTCTGCTGCCATATTTTTTCATCTCCTATTTTTTTTATTATTGTCCTCACTGCAAATCACGGATGCTACCTTGAGCACGGAAGAATGTTGTCCAAACTTCACCCATTGTTCGGTATAGACCCTCTTGTCCCAATCTGTTGATTGCGAATGGGTCACCTGTTTCAATGCCTGACTCGAAGTATTGAGTAGGAATTGCAGTTGAGAAGTAAAGATAATCTGTATCAAGGAAGTACATTCTGCTGATACCGTCTTTTTCGACATCTTTGGAAGGAATGATTGGGACTCCGTTGTAGGTTGCTACAATGAATCCTGCTTCAATACCCGGAACACCCTTAACACCGTTGTAGGTAGGTGTGACTCTCTTTTCTTCCATGAATCTTTGTTGTGCTTGTAGAAGTTGTTGTAGTCTCATTAGAGTGTCATATCCAGTTAGGATAACCTTAGGATTACCACCAAGTTCCCACATTCTTTGGAATACATCATCCAATTGGTCAAGAGACATAGTTCTCCTGTTTGCTGAATCTTGGTCTGAACCACAGTTAACAACAGCGTTGGACCAAGAGTTTGCACTTCGGTCGATGCTGTAGATGTCAAGGTCGTTTGCTCCACAGTGGTCTGCTGCTGCTGAACCAGTTTCCATTGATGTAGTACCACCGGATGCTCCACCGTCGTTTCCGGTGATTCTGTCCAATGACTCGAAGTTGTTTCCTGCTACAGTGTCTGAGTCAGTCAAAAGCATTTTGTTTACCATTTCAGCGTGGTGCTTACCCATTTCTTCTTTGAGAACTGAACGCATGTCGCCCATACCGTCATCCTTGTCAGCAAGGAAAACAGCAACTTCGCTAACATCGAATGAGTGAGCGATTGTCTTTGGCTTTGCTGCAATGTGTTGGAAGGTTGGCTTGATTGTTTCAGGTAGTGTACCGTTTTCTGCAATTCCGCCAGTTAGGACTCCGCCGTTTGGTTTGTCAGTAATGACTCTCCAACCGCTTCTTTCCCATGGTTTCTTTGGTAGAATTGAGAATGCGTTAAATTCTTGGTTCAACTGTGACCAAACTTTGCGACCGTAAATTGCTTGGTATGTACCAGCAGTGGTGCTTAGCATTGGTGAGTCTGCTTTCAATAGTTCGCTACCAGTATATGAATAACCCATTGAGTTGCCAGCACCGTAGTAGTACCTCTCCATATCTGTGACTGTTCTTACATAATTTCTTGCCATATTTTTCATCTCCTTTTTTTCATTACTTATTTTTGAGTATCACTCTTCTCGGAATAAACCTCCAGCGAGTTGGTGAACTTCTTCCCATGACATATTTGCGAGGTCCTGTGTTGTTGGTACCTCAATTGCAGGGGAAACGGATTTTGCTATGGTTGTAGATTCACCTACAGTTCCAATGTTGTCGATTCGCTCGGATAGAGCGTTGATAGATTTCATGATTTCATCAAGAGGTTTTCTTGCATCGAATGCTTGTGCCTCAGCCTTTGCGACTGCTTCTGCGGATTCTTGTGCGTATCGTGCTTCAAAGTTTGACTCCATTGCTTTCCTTAGTTCTTCTTCTTGCTTTGCAGCCTTGAAAACTTCGTAAGCACTCTCGTATTGAGTAGGGTCTACTGATGTGACGAAATCGGATTTGCTAACTTCTCCTCCTCGGCTTAGTCCAGCACGGCTTAGTGCGTTAGTAGATGGTGAGCCACCTTCTTGTGCTCGACCCTTTACTTGACCAGCGAAGCGGGTATCGTAGTCTGAAAGTTCCTCAGGTGTAGAACCGAGGTTTGCTTTGGAAATTCCATCGAAGTGGGCACGGGCACCATCGGTGTCAACGCCAGCAGACTTCAAGGTGTTTTCCATCCAGTCAAGATACTCAGCAGAAATGACATCAGAATACTCGGATTTCTTAGAGTCATCCTTTTCTTCATCTTTCTTTTCATCGTCTGCTTTGTATGCTTTTTCAGGCATATCCTTTTCTTCATCTTTTTTGTCGTCTTTCTTAGTGTTCTTGAGTTGCTCAGGTATTTCTCCCTTTTCCATAGAATCGAGTCTACCTTCGAGCCTCTCAAGTACGCTGTTCATTTGTTCCATTACATCATCGCTCATTTTTTTCATCTCCTTGTTTTTGTCTTCTTTTAGGATTTTGAATGTTGCCTCAGGGTTTATTCCTTTTTCACAGATAGTGATTTCGTGTAATTCGAGTTTGCTGATTTCTTGATAATTACCATGGGAGTTGTCGTGCTTTCGTACTCTTTTGAATGCTTGACCTCCAATGCTGAATCCCGTTAAGTTCCCCTTCCTGACTTCGGCTGCCACTTCTCGTGCCTTTTCGATGTCATTTCTAAGTTGAACTACGACGAACATTCCAGCGTCATCAACTTCGCTCTTCCATAACCTCCCTTCACTGTCTGTATATTGTGGAATGACTTCTCCTACCTGAATGTTAGAATGAGCGAGTTGCACATTTCTATACTTCGGGTCAGCCATGTACTTCTTGAAAGCGTCTTTCAAGGCTGAACGAGTTATCAAATCCCCCTGTTTGTCGACCAACTCAACACTGGCATAACCTGCGACCACAAGGTCATTGCTCCCTTTGAGGAGCGAGAGGTTATCTTGTCGAGTTCGGAGCAACACACTAACCAGTCCTTGTCTTGTTCTCCTACATAAATAAAGCGGAATCAATCTTTTTCCGATTCTGCTTCATAAGCAGATGACTGCTCCTCATTTTTTCGATTCAATCTTTTGCTACGAGCAACCGGGTATTCTTCCTCCGGGTCCTCGGTTGGTCTGTCAATCATATCCCAATCAGGTAATGATTGCTCAGATGTAAGTGAAGTAGGTCCACGAGGTGATTCTATTTGTGACCCTACATCTATTCCTAAGCCACGAACACCAGCACCACCTGTCATTTTTTCTTTTTCAACACGGTCAACAAGATTAGCGATTCTCATAATGGTTTTAGCCATGTCCTCTATGTTTTTTGGTTTGAGAACATTGGCTTCATCATCAGCATCAATGATACCTGCCGACTCATCTTCTGACTCTTTTCTATGTTTAGGGTCGGACATACTACGGGATTCTTCCATTTTTTCAGGCTTTATTCCCTTTAACATTAGTGAGGCAGCCGTATTCCATAATGGCTTTACACTTTCAGCCAACAATACTGGATAGTCACTACCTTGAAGTTCACCAAGACTGGAACGAGGAGAGTGTGCCCAAGTACCATGGAAATTACTGTCCATTTTGTAAATCACAGTATCAACCTCAGGGAAAGTAAGTACAAGTTTATCATCATCAATATCAACTGAGAAGTGAACAGGGAGAACTGGATGAGACTTCGTTAACAAGGAAAGTGTTTCTAAAGATGCAGGTGCATCATCGCTTTCACCAATTACTTTAGATGTAGCAACATCATAAATTGTCTTTTCACCACGCTTTTTAGATTTAACACCTGATACAGATACATTAACTATGTCGCCTTCACTAAACGGCTTAGGACTTGTCACTGTACCTACATCGAGATAAGATTCACCTTCGTATTCAACTCCACGATTACCAAGTCCTTCTGCATCAAGAGGACCTGCACCGAGGCGGTAAGTGAAAGGACCCTTACCACGGATGTCAAGAATAATTAGACTGACTTTCTTATCAGGGCGAAGTAAGAACCACTTAGGGTGCCTTCTTTCACCACGCATGTAAGTCGAAGTAGCGTCACGGAGTAAAATACGATTGCCGGATTCTCGTAGACTT